CAAACTACTAGAATCCGGTGAGCGGGTATTCATATGGCCTATTGAATTTAAAAAATTCAAGGACATTAACGAAGTGTGTCAACGTTATAAGATCGACGAATTTCCTCATAAACTCATCGATAATAACATATACGAAGGTAGAGCTGGAATATTAAGACTTGCTAGCTTGCGCTTGTAAATCTCTTGACTTTTTTTCTGCACCAATAATATAACTCTTTAATATTTCATTAAATCCACCTAAACCTTCAGCAATTTTTATTAATCGCTTACTTTCTTGTTTTACAATACCACGAAACACGGAACCATCTCTATCCATTTTATTAAGTTGAACAGCAAGAGACGTCGGATCTAACCCATTAATAAAACGTTTAAATTTCTCTATTTTATCAACCCATTGTTTGGCGATTTCCAAGTTTTGTTTAGATATAGAATGTTTTGGATTTGATGCAACATCAAAATCTTCAGGTTTTGTATTATCATCTAGTGTACGTCTCCATGCAACCGTATCCTCATCCTCAGTAGCTGTAGCTGTATCGGTGTCAGTATCATCTAGTGCTTCTGACACTGTAATATTTTTATTAGTTATAGACCCCACAGCCCCATCCCATTCACCTACAAATTTACCACCTACAGATGCACCACCTATATCTTTATCCCCATCTATTTTTAAACCTACAGGGTATTTACGTCTTAACGCTGATAACCAGCTTTTATATGATGTATACTCTGTTTCACCTAGATGATTTACAGATTCAGATAATACTGACTTAAATTTGGATTCGAAAAGGTTTGGTGTTGACATAAATTACTAGTATGTTATAATACTTACACCTAATTCCAATGAATAACAATGTGATTATAGTGAGTGGTGGTCTTGATAGTGTAGTATTATTACATCATATATGTAAGGATCTAAACGAGCGTAACGTACATGTATTAACATTCGATTATGGGCAACGCATTAGTAGAGAAATTGAATGTGCAAAATACCATGCAGAGTTATTACACTCAGAAGGTTATGTAGCAGGTCATAAGGTACTTGATTTATCTGTGTTTAAAGATATAGCTAAAAATTCTGCTATTACAAATACTACTATCAACATACCTAAAGCATCAGAGGATCTAGGTAATACTCAACCAGTGACATATGTACCGTTTAGAAATCTATTGTTTCTAACATTTGCTGCAGCTTATGCTGAATCTAATTATGGTAATGTAGTATATTACGGGGCGCAGAATGCTGATGAACATTCCGGATACTGGGATACTAATTCTCAATTTCTAAATAGTACAAATTCAGTATTCAATCTTAATCGAAAGAATACTATACAAGTTAAGGCTCCGTTTATTAACCATGATAAAGATTACATTGTAACATTAGGTAATAAACTAGGTGTAGATTTCAGTCATACACACACTTGTTATAGTGGTACAGAAATTGCATGTGGTAGATGTGTATCTTGCTCGAATAGAATTCAATCATTTATAAATGCTGGATTAAAAGATCCAATAAAATACGCAATCAATAATATACCTTGGAAATCATAATATGTGTGGAATCGCAGGTTCTAGGTCTCGTGAAAGTGGCTTCGATTTATATCAATTAAACCTATCTAGGGGGTGCTACAGTTCATCTGTAACATGTATATACCCTAATGGTCATTTTATAGATAAGAGATTTGGTATACTATCACTCAATGATATACCCCTAAATGCAGAATATTACCTATTTCATTCTAGAGGCCCGACTGTTGAGTCAGCAGAATTTAATTGGGACGACAACCACCCATTTTGTTATGGTAGATTTATTGTGTCTCATAATGGTATAATAGAGAACGCTAATGAATTATATGGTGGTAATATAGGTGTAGATAGTCGAGTTGTACCATATTTAATTGATAAATCTCTAAGGTATAGCCCTTCATATCATATACCATCATTAGTAGCAAATGTAGTATCTCAATTAAAAGGTACTTTCAGTTTGTGGATATATGATACCACAGATAAGAAAATATATATCACAAGGAATGATACTACACTATTTAATTACGGTACAGAGTTTTCATCATCAAACCCCGGATATTTAATTGATGTACCACAAAATCAATTATTATGTTTCAGTCCTAATGATAATACAATGAAAATATGTACATCAGTGATATCCACAGTAAACAAACCCAAATATTTTATACCGTAAACAAATATGAAAAAACTTCATTTCGTGGTATGTACTACCCATAACATCGAAGACTTTAAAATCAAGTCTGATATATATCGTTTTTTTGATGATAATAAACTAAATGCTAATATCGATTATACAGTATATTATAATAATACTGTAGGTTTATCTAAAATATACAATGAGTTTATATCGGATAAGTTTAAAGATAAGATTGTAGTATTTGTACATGATGATGTACAAATAACTCATAATATATCAACAATTACCAGAGATCTTAATGAAGGTCATAAGCGATTTAATATTATAGGTCTCGCTGGTGCTACTAAAATAGGTCTTAAATATCCTACTTTGTGGCATATAATGAATACTGGTGATAGATCGGGTAGTGTAGGTCATCCATATGGTAACAATAACTATATTGTTACAGCATTTGGTCCTGCACCTAGTCTATGTGCGGTAATCGATGGATTGTTTATATCAATAGATGTCGATAAAGTATATAACGCTGGACTTAAATTCGACGAACAGTTTAAGTTTCATCATTATGATATAGATTTTTGTATTCAAGCTTGTAGTAAGAAATTATTAATAGGTACGTGGCCAATATGGGTAACCCATCGATCTCCGGGGTTAAAGTCTCTAGAAGATATTAATTGGTCTTTATCTAATAAACTATTTTGCATTAAATACAAAATATAATAATATACATTATGGTCATTAAACAAGACATTTACGATGGTAGTTTAATTCATAAGCGTTTTGCTTATAAATTCTTTAAACATGATACTCTAGCTACAGGTAATTTAGTAGTTTTTAGAGCTCCAATGAATGTTACCACCAACCTGATTGATTTAGAGGACTCGATGTCTAATGATTATATCTGGTCTGATGATGCTATTAATTTTTGTTGGGAAATACCAATGATTGATAACGCTATGGGTGCAGTAGCGTTTCAACGACTATTTAATACCCAAATAGCTACAATACTACACGGATATATTAAAGCACCTATTGAAATGAAGGGTGATGACCTTATGGTACATAAAGAACATGATCAGGGTGGTATTGTACAGCAAAAGGGTAAAGCTAGTGTCAGTATAACTCACGTATATGATCGTGTAGCGCTCGGTCATACTGCTATTAATATTACAGCTGGTAAGAAAGCTCCCGCTTTTGCGTTCTCCACAAAACTTACTAATGATGAAGTTGAGAGTTTCATCGATGATGTAACTCAAGCTTTCTATAATATGTGTGATGATATGTTTGTTGCTACAACAAAAATACAGCTTAGGTAATATATCATATATTAAGGTTTTATAACAAACTTGAGTGGGTGTTAAAAAATTATTAGCATCCACTCAAGTTTTTTTATTGTATCATATTGATAAATATCGGATATGGAGTTGTGGTCAATACTAATTAGTATATTTGGAGTAATAGGTGCCGCGTATACCGGGTTACATGTTTACTTTAAAAGCAAATCAGCATCAAAGGTTGAATCCTTTAAATCTATTATGGAGGAATCTAAAAGATTTAGGGAAGAGATTAGAGAAGAATTAGATAAAGTAAAAACGGAAGCAAAAGCTGAAATTAAAGTATTACGTGATCAGATACGCCAATACGAACAAAAGATTCAAGAATTAGAGGAACGGTTAAGAGATGCATTATCTCCACATACTTGGTTATATTATTATATACAGAAACCTGTTAAACTATTTGAAATAGAAAATATCCTTAAGAGACATTTAAATGATTCTGATAGTGTATTGATAGTAGGTGATGATCCACATACACATAAGACCACAGATGCAGTAGCTGAACGTAATAAGTGGAATTTCATCAAAGCATGTAATAGTACTACTGCTATAGACGTATTAAAATTTAACCAACTTAAAGTTATAGTCATCGATCTTGTATTACCGGTGGCTGATGTGTTTGAAATACTTAACGCTATACACGAAAATAAGAAATTATCTAATATTCCAATCGTAGTAATTTCATCTTTCAATTTAAAAGATGTTGATAGATTACTGATTCATACTAAAATACACGATAATTTAACAAATATATCGTAATGCTTTTTGATGTGCTGTCAGATATACTTTTCAACAAACGCGGTGATCAATTACAGTCTGTAGATAATGAAGTTGATATAAATCCGTATATGTTAAATAGGTGGATTTCTATGCATTCACCTGAATGTGCATTTATTGTTAATGAATATAACAATAAATGGTGGTCGGTATTACAAAATAAAAACGATTGGTATAGATTTAATTTAAGTGTTATACCGAGATATCGTCCATCTAAACTATCTTATATCAAGAAGTCCAGTAAAGAGAAGAAGGTAGTTAGTGATGATAATAAAGTATATGAGATTCTAGCTCATAACCTTGAATTATCGATAAGAGAGGTTAAATCATATATATCAGATAATAATATCGATATATCAACACTAAAGAAAACATTTAAAAATGATAAGTAACGACCCATTTGCAGTAGATAAAGACCGTATGGAAGAGGATATTAAAACCAACCATAACGGAGGATTAATAGAATTAAGTAATTATGCTGGTAGTGATATTAATCTATTAAATTGGGAAATTACTAGTTTAATAGATGATGTGTTATTAGTTGAATACGCTGATGGTGATTCATCTAATAAAATGACTGGTGGTATATTAGTACCTACCGGCGCTACACAATCGGTATGGCGTATAGGTAAGGTAATGATTGCTGGACCTAAAGCTACAGTTAAATCCGGTCAATATGTAATGTTTCCTCACGATAAAGGATTAAAAGCTAAAAACGTAAATGGTCGGAGAGAAGTAGTATTCTTAAATGAGCAGCGAATTTTCGGTATAGTATCACCTAAGCAATAAATAATTAGGTGAAATTGTCGTTAAGTGGTTTATCTTCATTACTCAAAGTTAATGCAGGAGAGTTATTATTCAGACGTCGTAGATCTGGACCCGGTCCATTTCGTAGAATGTTAGCTACTAATGATTTACTACTACTAAATAGTATATCAGGAAAAATTGCATTAAATTACCGTAAACCTACCGCATACCCACCTTATAATCCCACCGCATATAATCTACTATGTGTGTGGGATATTTTTATGCAAGATTTTAGAATGGTACCTGTAGATGCAGTAGAGGTTATATCTGTAATACCTACTAAACCACCTGAAGCATTCTGGGAATACTTCAATAATAAGCTATCGAAAATGAGTGCTATTGAAAAAATGGCATTCATGCAAGGTTGAGTACTTGAAAAGGTTATTATTATATCTAAGTTAATATCATACAATGATTCTATTAACCGAACAAATTGAAGATTCACTGAAACAATGTTTTCAGAAAGATATTCAAATTATATCTAAAGATAAAATATTAATATCCGGTAAATTGATTTTATATAAGATTATAGATTATACTATCACATTAACCTTTCAGATAGATAATGAATCGAAAAATATAGACATACCATACCCATTTAATATTGAAAAAACGGTTAATGGTTTTAGTTTTATATATACATTAAATTCGCTATGCGATAATGATAGTAATTTATTATCAATAATACAAGGTATATCAAAAAAAAGAGATAGTAGGTTTTACAACAGTTACGTTAATTTCTTTATAGTATGAAAACATATTACAGCATTTTTTCGGGTATCATATATGAAGTGTATGATAAAGAAGTAAAAAACTTAGATGAGGGTCAAATACCACTCATTAAGCGTCCTAATTGTTCATGAAAAAATTGTTATGGTAGGGGTTGGGATTATCATGATAAAGATCGTGGAGTATATAATGTATGTAAATGTATGAGAAAACTCATCGACCCATCATACCAACCCCAACAGATTAAATTATTACCTAAGATTTAGTGTTGTACACTTTAGAATATACTGTAATATCAATACAATGAAAGATATTACACATTTATCGTGTACTGATATTTTTCCTAAAGGTTTCACACCTAGGGAAAATCAAGTTCAATGTATAAACAAAACTCTAGATTATTTTCGTACCGGTGGTAAGTTTGTAATCATTAATGCACCTACAGGTTCAGGTAAAAGCTTAATAGGTGTAGCATTATCAGAATTAGCCGAACCGCCAAGTAATGAGTATCGTGATGCTGTATTATCTTATAAAGCTTATGATTTAATGGATGGACCAGATTTTACCGATGTTTATAGTGGATGCTTTGTGTTAACTACCACTAAAACATTACAGGATCAATATTCTAATACTTTTGATTATGGTTATGTATTAAAGGGTAAAACAAACTATCAATGTACAGAAAATACTGAGGTTGCTGTTGATTTTGGTCCTTGTGTATTAACACCAAAGGTACGTAGAGGTTGCTGGGCTAGAAATTCATGCCCATATTATACTTCAAGAAACAACATACTTGTTAACAAATTATCATTCTTAAATTATAGCGCATTTTTTCATTTACAGGATAATATAAAATACCGAAATATTATTGTGTGTGATGAAGCATCTGAAATTGAAGATGAACTAGTAAAAGCATATTCAGTAACTATTACATATAAACATCTCGATATTTTAAACATATCGTATAAGAAACTAGAAGATGATACCAAAGCGCGAGGTTGGTTAACTGATATACATGAATCTGTTAAATCCACATGTAAGGACTTAATGGAACAGTTTGCTAGTAAAATAAATCTAACACAAAAAGATACAATACGTCTCCGGTATGCTAATCAATTACACAATTCTATCGAGAAGGTGCTAGGTTGTTGGGATTGTGTTGAATATGTAATTGAAAAGGATGATAAAACGGTTCAGGCTATCCCACTAAAAGTAGACTATTTATCAAAAAATTTATTTGATTATGCAGAACGTGTAGTATTAATGAGCGCTACTATCATTGATCATGCAAATTATGCTAAATCGTTAGGTATAAAGGATTATAAATATATTGAAGTAGATTCTACATTCAGCCCTAAAAAATCTCCTATATATTGTAGTGATAAGTTTCCGTTATCATATAAGACAATGGATCGTAATCTACCTAAAGTAATAGATATGGCAGTATCAATATCTGATAAACATAATAATGAGAAGGGTATTATACATACATATACTTTCGCTATTACACAGAAACTTAAACAGAAACTACACGGTAAGAGGTTCTTATATAGAGAAGAGGGTGTTACAAATGAAGATATTTTATCCGAACACGGACTTAGAACTGACCCCACAGTATTGGTATCACCTTCTATGGCTTTTGGTGTTGATCTGAAAGATGATGCTGCTAGATGGCAAATCATTATGAAAATGCCATATTCATCATTAGCATCTAAACGTATTAAGAAATTAGCCGAATTAGATCCTAGATGGTATACTAGAAAGATGTTAACATCTTTCGTACAAATGTGTGGTCGGAGTACAAGATCAGAAGAGGATCATAGTGTAACGTATGTATTAGATGGTAGCATTATTAATATAATGCAAAGGTGTAGAGATCTATTACCAAAATATTTCTTACAGCGGTTTATATGATAAGTATGTAAAATGGAGCAGCAACCGTTTTATTTTGAATTAGAAGATCAGCTTAAGATGCTTTTAACAGCAATCGATGGCTGCATGGTAAAACGTTATAATAGGGATAGAACATCAACCGATAAGATATCTGTACGTTATGTATATGCACCTAAACAGCGTGCATTACATGATTTAACAAACAAAGCTCAACACATAACATTACCAGTAGTAGCTTATTGGTTAAAGGGTGTGTCTCTTGATAATAAAAGGTTATTCAATAAGTTAGATGGTAGTGATCAATATGTTAATGGTGAATTAAAACATATACCACAGCCATTACCGGTAAGAATAGATGTTAGTGTATCTATACTAACAAAATTTCAAACAGATATGGATCAGATTATTAGTAATCTGGTATCATATTTTCAACCATATATTGTTATAAGCTGGAATAGATTTAACTTACCGCTGTTAGAAATACGTAATAAAGTATTATGGGATGGTAATGTTAATTTAAGTTACCCAATAGATATTAACGATAATCAACCTACTAGAATTACAGGGGATACATCATTTTCAATAGAAGGTTGGATATTTAAAGAAGATGAAAACTTTTCAGGTGAAATACGCACCATAGAGGCATCATTTAGTACACTTTCTGCAATAAGTAGAAAGATATCAGAAAATATAATTACAGAAGATAATACAGAAACTATTACCATATCAGGTAATCCGCTTCTAGTTAGCTGTTACCCAAATAATATATTAACCGGTAATAATACTCAGATAACAGTATATGGTAATTTTATACGTGGTATATCTGCTGCATATATAAGCGGTGATACAGTATATCCAGAAGCATCTAGCATAATAGTAGATCCGTTTAGTTCAAGTAGAACTCTATCAGCTGATAATCCACCATTTTATGGTATACCTATTAATTTCAGTATAAACACTGAAAATAGTATAACAATAGATATACCATCACCTATAGATGTTGGTAATATAGATGTCATATTTGTTAATAGAGTAGGATATGATAAATTAACAAATCAATATAGTTCAGGTATTAATGTATTTGAATCTTAAGTATCTTTACATAAAGTGAAGATATGAATAAACGAATACAATTATTAATACAATTATTAATATTATTATCTATTTTATTGATTACTGGATGTAAAAGCATTGACACCGGATTTAATAAACTAGGATATCAAAAAATAGATGAAGCTAATAAAAAGATATCATCGATTCAATATGAATCAAATAATAAATTATTAGAAATACAAAGACAAAAAGATATCGAGACGAAAAAATTCATAGAAGCTCTTAATAATCAAATGCAAGGAGCTGCTGATGAATTATTTGCTGCAAATTATGCATTTTCTCTTAATCTTAAACCTGATCGTAACAGTATAGTTGTAAATTATCACGTTCGTAGTGCTACAGAATATTTAAAGATGCCACCATCGGTTGAAGCTGTTAATAAGCATTTATCTGAAGTAAGTAGAGAACTTGATGAGACAAAAACTATACTTAATGAACTAAATTCAAAATATCTTGAGCAAGTATCTAAAGCTGACCAAATTATTAAAGATAAAAATGAAATAGTTAATAGAAATATTAAACTTGAACAAGATAAAATATTGGCAGAAAAAGAACGCGATGAAAAAATTAAACTAATTCAAGATCAAAAAGATGCTGATGCTCAAAAAATATTAGATGCTCAACAACAAGCATTAAATGAAAGTAAAGATAGAGAAAAGTTAATACGTAAATTGACAATCGGTGCAGGTATAATATCTGTTATTTTCTTGATTATTGCAGTATACTTACCCGCATTTAGAAAAGAATCAGCAATTATATCCGGAATTATGGGTGGTGTGGCTATATCCCTACCATTTATAGAACCTTGGATGGTAATAACAGCTTTAAGTATTATATTCTTTGGTTTATTAATATGGGTAGGTATAAAACATGTTTTATCATCTAAAAATACACAAAAAATAGTAGATATAGAGAGTAGAGTATCTAAAAATTTAGTAAATGTAATCCAGGATATTAAAGATAAAAATAGAGACGTATTTGATAATCATATTAAACCGATTTTAGAGGATTGGAATACAATTGTGACAAAAAATAAAGATGGGTCTATAACTAAAATAAAGGATACAGAGGTTGAGCATGTAATTGATGAAAAACTCATATCATCTGATCGTAAATAGTGTAGTAATATACATCAATATTGATAAATAGTAATATGGCAGAATATAATATACCTACTGGTAGTGCTGTAGATCGTTCTAGTACTATAGGTCAACAATTTTTACGTGCTGTAATGTCACACATGCCCTATTATTCTGGAGGTAGAGTAATAGATAATGTAGATACTATCAATCCGGCATATAAGCATTTTTATAAAACTGGATCAGATAGAGATGAAAAGATTCAGCGTAAATCTGTTTCTGTACCATACACCGGTCAAGATGTTGCTACGATAGTTAATACTATGTCTGAGCGTGGGTATAATGACATATTATATGCATCTGTAGATAGGGATAAAGGTAAGCGTATTAGAGAGTATCGCATGATGGCTGCATATGCGGAATTAGCTAACGCATTAGATGAAATATGTGATGAATTTATAGTAAAAGATGATGTAGGTAATATAGTAAGATTAGAACTTCCAGAAGATCTAGATAATGAAATTAAGAAACAACTACAAACAGAGTTTACTAAATTTATAAACTATTACGATTTAGAGAATAAAGGTTGGGAATATGCTAGAGGTATATTAACAGATTCTGAATTATTTTTTGAAAACGTAATAAATCAAAATAGACCAGATTTAGGTATTTTAGGTGTAATAAGCATGCCACCAGAGCTTATTAATCCATTATATGATAATGTACAAAATCTACTAATAAAAGGGTTCTTATTAAAAAAACCCATTATAGATCCTAAGAGTCAAAAAGTGCTTAGTGAGCAATTAATACCACTAGAAAAAACTCAAGTTACATATATTAATTCTGGTATATGGAATGAAGATAAAACAATAAGGTTACCTTTTATAGAAAACTCAAGACGTGCATATAAGCAATTATCTATGATTGAGGATTCAATCGTAATATATCGTTTAGTTCGTGCACCAGAGCGGTTAGTATTTAAAGTAGATGTAGGTAATATGCCTACAGATAAAGCTGAACAGTTCTTACAAGGGTTAATGCAGAAGTATTGGTCTAAAAAGACTTATGATAATGATAAAGGTACGAATGCTAATGTATATAACCCTCAATCAATGTTGGATAGTTATTGGTTTGCTAAAAGACCAAACTCTGAAGGAACCACTGTAGATGTATTACCTGGTGGTCAAAATCTAGGTAATCTAGAAGATTTAATATATTTTCAAAAGAAACTATATAAATCATTAAAAGTACCAGCTAATAGATTAAATCCAGATACACCGTATGCTGATGGTGCTGAAATTACCAGAGAAGAGTTAAAATTCGCTAGGTTCATTATTCGTATTCAAGAACAATTTGCTGTTGGATTAAAAGATTCGTTTATAACTCACCTCAAACTACGTGGGTGGTGGGATGATTATGAATTAAAGGAAACTGATGTTAAACTAAAATTTAATGAACCGTCATCATTCAATACTCTAAGAAGTCAGCAAATATTCGAGATGAAAGCTAATAACTACAACTCGATGTGTGAAAATGAATTTATATCTAATACATATGCACAAAAACGGTGGTTAGGTCTGTCAGACAGTGAGATTAAAGCTAACCGTGAATGGTTACGTAAAGATGCAGCATTTAAGTGGGAGATAGATCAAATAGGTCAAGGTGGACCTAATTGGAGAGAAGCAGCAAGTGAAGGTAGCGCAGGTGGTTCCGAATCAAATGGAGGTGGCGGGAGTGGTAGTAAAATACCACCAGCATTTGGACCCGGACCGAAGGGTGGTAGTACAAGTATTGAAGGTGAAACACCAGAAGGTGAACCACCAGAAGCTGGTGGTCAGGAATCTTCAACCACTAACATGGAATTACCACCAACTAAAGAAACTGAAGAAGTTGTACAGTCTGTTAGTAATAAAGGATCTAAATTACCGTAATTAATGAAGTCTTTAGAGTCTATTTATAATTCAATCGTATTAGAGAATAAAAAATCTAAGATACCTCTCACAGATTGTATTGATGGTACATACACTATTAATGATGATGGATCTATAGATGTGGATGGTAGTGTAATTTTAATTAATGAAAAACTAACAAAAATTCCTTTCAAATTTAGAAATGTGAGTGATGATTTTTATTGTTACGATAATCAACTCACATCTCTAGATGGAGCACCTAATACGGTTGGTGGTAATTTTTCTTGCTATGATAATCAACTTACATCTCTAGATGGTGCACCTATCACCGTTGGTGGTGGATTTGATTGTACATGTAATAATCTTATATCCCTAAAGGGGGCACCTAATAGAGTAGGTGATAATTTTCTTTGCTATAATAATCCCAATCTTCCTTATTCTGAGCTATTCAAAATAGTTGATAATGTGAAAGATGATATTTATTATTCCCCGGATTATTTACCTGAAGATAAGGATAAAATCAGAAGAGATAGAGATGTTAAAGGTGTATTAAAGGATGATGAATTAGGAAATTTAGATGTATGAAATCCTTAGAATCCATATATAATTCAATACTATTAGAAAATCAAAATACTAATAATATAGATATTGAGTTATTAAAGAAATATGTATACGGTACGCCTGGTAAATATACTATTAATGATGATGGGTCTATAGATGTGAAGGGTAGTGTAAATGTAAACATTAAAAATATAGCAAAGATTCCATTCAAATTTGGAATTGTAAACGGTAATTTTAATTGCTCTGATAATCAACTTACATCTCTATTAGGTGCACCTAAAACGGTGGGTGGTAGTTTTTATTGCTCTAACAATCAACTCACATCTCTAGAAGGTGCACCTAATAGTGTAGGCGGTAGTTTTTATTGCTCTAACAATCAACTTACATCTCTAGAAGGTGCACCTAATATTGTGGGTGGTAATTTTTTTTATTGTTCTAATAATCACCTCACATCTCTAGATGGAGCGCCTAATTTCGTGGGTGGTAATTTTTATTGCTACGATAATCCTAATCTCTCATATACAGAGCTATTTAAGATAATTGATAATGTTAAAGGTAATATTTATTATTCATCTAAAACTATTCCCGAAGATAAAGATAAAATTAGAAGAGATAGGGATGTTAAAGGTGTATTAAAGGATGATGAATTAGGAAGTTTAGACGTATGAAATCTCTAGAATCCATATATAACTCAATATTATTAGAAAATCAAAATCCTAATAATATCGATCTTGAATTATTAAAGAAATGTGTTAAAGGCA